GTAAAGGCGGGTTCTTTAACGGCAGGTCGCCCTTAATTGAATTGCCCTCCATGTCCCATTGAGCGCCACTGTAGGCCATGCACTCAATACAGGTATTTCCGTCAAGCGTTGCCAGCCATTCAAAGCCCTTCATGATGTCCGCGTTTGCCTTGTAAGTCGCCATTCTCGCATCGTTGGCAATCTGCATAATAGAATCGTGAACCAGCGTGGAGGCGTGGCGGTGTGATATTTCCATAATGCCGACAATACCCTTCTTCTTGCTGCCCACAATCCGCATGATGACCTGTTGCAAGGTTTCGCCAGCGACAACGCCCTGTCTTACCTGTGCGCTGAATTTAAAGGCCGTGTCAGCGCCCATTTTTTCCCACCAATCTTTTAAAGGTGCGCCCTGAATAAGCGAATCCGAAACCATAGCCTTCAACACAGCCGCAGACGGCAAAGACGCTTCAAGCCCTATTGAGGCAATGGCTGTTTGCGTAGCCGCTGCTTCTACTTTAGCTAATCCGACATAATCGAACTCGCTCTGAATGCCGCCGTAAAAGGTGTTGATGATAGCCGTGCAATCCTTCAAGAGCTTAGTCAACCGCGTCTTTTCGTAGGGTGTGAATCCGCTTGCCAGCTTCGCCTTCAATTCGGTTTGCATTTGCAGAAACACCTTAAACAGCTTCTTTTTCTCGCTTGCTGTAAAGCGTTCAATGCGGATAGCGTTGCTCAGGATTTCATCAGCTATGGCAATGTCGGACTTTTTCACTCTTCACCATCCATCAACGAGGGGGCCTTGCTTGCTATCCGTTCTTGCTCTTCTTTCAGTGTAACACCCGGCATGACCACTTCCCGCTTCTGCAAAATATCAAACAACCCCTGATCCGAAAATCCCGGCGCTCCCATCTGCCAGCCTTTTAGCCATTCGGCCAATTCCTGCGGGGTCACTTCTGGGGGCATGAACTCATCATTCAACGTGATTGACCACTTACCCGGCGAACCTGCCCACTCGCAGAAGGTGTTTAAAGCCATTGTCAGGCCAATCGAAATTGTGCTTGCTATAGCAGACAGGATGCTTGATTCCCCGGCACGGTGAATTTGTGCGGTTTGGGCCGTCTCAACTGCCTTCTTTTCTGGTGACAGAAGACGCGCCCCTAGTATTGCCATGTTTTGTTCGTCGCTTGCTTTGGCCGCTTGAATGGCCGATAAGCCCTGCCCGGTGTATTCAAGGTAAGTTGCTTTGGCCTGCGGATCAGGAAACACCCAAGCACTTGAACTGCCGACATAGAGCTTTTCGTTCTCGTTCTCCCGCGTGTAGCCGGTAACAACAGGCGTCGGCAGGCCGGTGAAGTGCAGGCCGTGTTTGTAATCAGCGTCAAGCCGGTAGTGGTCAAGGTTCAAGTCCACGAGGTCATTCAACGGTGGATCATCAATGTCCGGTGTCATGTCGTCAACGCCGATGAAATAGAACGGGATGAAATCAAGCGGCTTGCCGTTCATCAAAGGGAATAGGTCTTTCCCGACCTGTTCGTCTTCTTTTTTGTCGTTAATCCGGAAAACCCTTACACGGTATTGATTATTGAAAAGGTCAAGTACGCGGTAACGGGTTTCAGTTTTATGCTCAAATTCATTATCCGTTTCAAGGGCCGCGCTTTCGGTCAGCACGACCATTGACAGCACGGTTCGGTTTCTGCTCCACGTTGTCTTCCAGTTGATGATTGACTCTGCCGGATAGGTGTTCATGGACGGTCTGAGGTTCAGCTTCTGCGCGTCGGCCAGGGTCATGCCCTCAACTGACTGCTGCGGGTAGTCAACGAGGACACCCAGCCGCCCGGTGGTCAGGACTTCCAGCGTCGCCCTCTGCGCGAGAATATGAAAGGAAATGCCGGACATGGTAACGTCATCAAGATAAGGCTCAACTGACGGCGCAACGTCAATCACCGGGGGGCGACGGAAAATCATGCCTGATAATGCTGAAATCGTGCGCCATGTGGCATTGAAGAACTGAGCGCGGGTCTTGTATGCCTGATAGTCAGAATCGGTTTGGTCTGTCAGTTTCGGCAGGTATCTTTCACCGGCTGCGTGGATCGCCTTCTGGCCGGCTACGCAATCCCGGCAAGACTGCCAGGAATCCGACATGGAATCATATAAGGGGTGATGCGAGTCAACTTTAGCCATTACATACCTGCCAATTTAATCTTAGTCATCGGCGCCGTCTGCGGGTAGCAGTATTCGACGTAATAGCCGATTGCATCCGTAATATGCGTCAAATCCGGCGTTGCCTTCTTGTCGATCTCTCCCGATCCGCCCTTTAACAACTGAACGCCCTCAAAATCGCGCACAACGTGGGGGGCCTTCTTGCTATCCACCATCAGGCGAATGTCGCCGCTGGTGCTTTTTAGCCTCGAATTGACGGCATTTACTCGCGCCCTCTCGCTGGGGTTTGCTGATTTCACGTGGAACGCCAAACGCTCCCCGAACACCGGCTTTAATTCCTGCCGGATCAGATCCCAGTCAGAGCCTTGAACTTGTGCCGTGCCTCTGGCCCCGCCCGTCGCGTCGCCGTAACAAATCACACGGCCTTGATGCTTGCCCCAGTCGGCAATGATCTTGCGACATACGGCAGGCGTGTTTGAATTGCGGGGAATGTGAACCTCTCCGATGATCCCGGTGCCGTCCAGTTTATTTGGAAGTACTTGCTCTTGTGCTATCGCGCACACGCCCGGCTCAACGTTGAAGTCAAAGCATAAGGCAATGGCCTTCAACGGATCATAAGCTAATGGGTTGCAATGGGTTTCATAGCTGAACGGATAATAAGCCCGGCCCTCAAAATTAACGAAGCTGGCAAGGTATTCCTGGGCGAAGGTTAATTCGTCAAGGTCGCGCCTTGCCGCTTCGACTTCCTCTGGCGGAACATTGCCGCCCTCAACCGTGGTGAATTGCCACGATTCCCAGCCCGGCACATTGTCTTTGCCGTGCATATACAGATCATAAAACCAATTCCGGCCTTTGGGTGTGCCGATAAAAAAGGCTTTCCCGCCGGTGTCGGATAGCGTCGGTCTCAATACTTCCGTCCAGGCTTCTTGCTTGATGTCGGCTGCCTCATCCATGACAAGCAGGTTGATACCCACGCCACGGAGGGAGTCATAGTTTTCAGCGCCACGAAGCGCGATAGTTGAACCGGAACTTACAAGATAACAGGACAGGTCGGACTCGTTATATTTTGCCTTCCACTGTAAAGCGGAAATGGCTTCTTTGAGCATTTTCCAACTGATTTGCTTCGCTTGACGGTAAGACGGTGCGACATACCAAGCGACTTGATTGACTCTTGCGGCCCGGAACAGAAGCTCATAAATTGCAAGATAGGTTTTGCCAAAGCGACGGCCAGCTGCTAAAACGCGGAAACGCGCCCCGCTTTCCGCAACTACTCTCTGATTGTTTGTCAGGCCGCTAGGGTTCATCCCTGAAGCTCACCAATGGCAAGGGTTGTTTGTTGCTGTCCTCGATTGTTTCACGCATTCCGCAGCGTGTCTTGTCGAGCCATATAGCCGCTGAAACATTGCCGTTCTTCGCCTGCTGGTAGAGGATGTTTGATAAGTTGATTTTGAATTTTGCCCGGCCATTAAGGATTGCCTCTTCAATTTTCGGGTCATTGCGCTTGTGCTTAAAGAACGTGGTCTGCCCGTATCCAAGCGCCTTGCCTATTTCGACTCGATCTAATCCAAGCCCCGCGAATTGCTCAATCTTAGCGTAATCGAATGTAGCCGCTTTACGGCCCGGCTTAGCCGGTTTCTTCTTCTCCATAGCTTTCACCACGGCTACAGGATACACCCGTTTCAATGCCGCTTCAAATCCTAGACGGCACTAAATGGACTGTAGGGAATGTTTATTTGACCTTCTTGATCTCGATACCCGGAAAAGCATCGGTCATGCGCTGGAGGATGTTTATCTTGATATGTTCTGCAATGGCTTTCATGAGGTTCGGGGGTACGCTGTTGCCGATGCGCTCCCATTTGTCGTTGAAATTACCTGTCATTTTAAAATCTGACGGGAATGATGCTAATATTTTTAAATCATCTATCTTGAAAAGAGTTGCACTCTCTTGTATTTCACCAATTTTCAAGTGGTAATCATTCCCTTTAGTAATTGTCGGCATAACATCATCAGTTTGGTATTGTTTTTTAGTGAAGTTGCCTTTTGTATCATAAAACACTTTCCACCCTAACCCGCTTTTGGTTACTGTTAAGCATGGCTTATCAAAAGATGATTTTGCCAGGCTCACCTTTCCTTGAGAATAAGAACGCCTGTATTGAATAAAACCGTCTTTCCCGATTGCTTGTTTAATGCTTATCGGCTTCCCCTGTGGCTTCGGGTGGCTCGGTTCAATCCCCAGATCTTCACGAACTCCGATGATGATAACCCGTTCTCTTGACTGAGGTACATTGAAATACATGGCATTCATAACCTCTCCTTTAGCCTTATAGCCGCAATCCCTTAAAGTCTTGATGATTGTAAGGTATGCCTGTTTCATGTAACCCTTGACCATTCCTGTCACGTTTTCCATGACAAATACTTTGGGTTGCAGTTCATTCAATAGCCGGGCATATTCCTTGAAAAGTGAATTTCTGGGATCATCGAATTTCCTCTTGCCTGCCGTGCTGAATCCCTGACAAGGCGGCGAACCATCCAAAACGTCAAGGGCGCCCTTCTCAATCCCGGCAAGCCTCATGCACTCCTCGCCGGTCAGTTTTGCAATGTCGCCATGATAGATCGGGACATCCGGAAAGTTCAGGTGAAAAGTGTCAACGGCGTTCTGGTCCCATTCAACGGCGAGGAGTTCATGGAATCCGGCCATCTGATAGCCGAGGGATGAACCACCGCACCCGGCAAAGGTCGATATGACAGTAGGTTTCACCATTTAA